TATTATGTGACCATCAAAAAATTTGGTAAAAATTTGATACTGCTGGGTTGGCTCAACCCCGGCGACCCAGTTGTTTACTTTGGTTTGCGTGTCAAGTCCTGAATTCTTAACTATGTATCCGCTGTTGCATTTGTGTTTGGTCTTGACAGAATTCAATGTTGTTTCAAACGTGTTGGCATCGTAGTAGTTTGTAAAAACAATATCGCCAATGTTGTTGAAGTTTTGATATTGCAGTGGGAATCCCAACACCGCATCTGGTGTTCCAGTACCAGGTTCGTAGCCAAATAACTGGCAACCAGCAAAAGTTGAATTTGGATAAATGGTAGTGTTGCTAAAACTATAACCATCGGCGTCTACCAAATCAAACATCGGTGCTTGATTAAATTGATCCTTGACCTGGCACAGGTGCCAATTGGTTCCATCAAATCTGTAAGTATCGCCGGTGTGAGTGCCTTGTGTAATTAACACGTTTTCATCTGGATTTACCGGATCGTCGGCTGTTTGTATCAGTCGAATAAAATTTGTATTGGCAATGCGCTCAATAACCACTTGCCAGATTTTGCCCTTGACATTGTTGTCGTAGTCATTGGCAAAAATAATACGCATACCTGGGTATACTGTAATTCCGTCCACCGTGGCGGTAATTTGTCCTTCAACCTGGTTAAAGGCGTCGCTCTGTGTGTCCGCGGTGTTGTCCCAATCATTGACACCAATGATTACATCAACAGTATCTTTGGCCTGGCGACCAAAATTAAACAACTGTAAGTTGGGTTCAAATTCGATTACAGGTCTACGAGCAATAATATCTTTTGAATAATTTAATTCTGTTTTATTGTGTACCGATGCTGATATCAATACATCTCTATGGAACCAGCGATTGCTTCTACTCCAAGGATTAGAATCTTGACTTGCTCGGTTGATGGTAACATAATCAGGAGTAAATGCAATGTCTGCTCCAAATGCTTCGGGAACTATACATTGTGCAACCGGCACTAATTCAATTGCGCGACCCACTCCTTCTACATAATATTCGCTGTCGGCATACACAGACGGAATAGTGTTGGAATCAAACCGTACTTTTAAACCATTGGTAAAAATAACTCCGTTGGGACTGGTATAGCCCACTTTGCCCATAATATCTTTGACAACATCAATGGGACTGCCGCCGATGTCGATTAATTTAATTTCGCCAAAAAAATCAGGATTGTTACTGTCTTGATAATATAAGTAATCGCGATTTGCAGTAATCAGCGGAACCTGATTATATTGATAATTATTATCAACCCAGTACTCTTCAGAAGCGTAAGTTTTACCCGATGTTATAAAAACTTTTTGTTGTTTGTTCACTGGCACCAATGATGATAATTGTATAACATAGTCAGCGCCATTATCAATTGCTGTCAAACTCATTTGCCAGATACTGGTACGCAATGACGGGTCTACCACAGTACCAGGTACAGCCTGGCCAGTTACCAGTGCAGCATAATCTGGTGGCAACGCTGGTGCAGTCCAATTGACATTGTCTAATTTATTACCAATAAACACAATGGCTCGACCTTGTGCTGGTTTAACACCATCAAGTCCGCCTGGATGGCTTTTTAAAAATTCGCTCAGTCGGCGATTTTGTATTTCTGTGTAGTCAAATGTCACTGCCGCATCAACCTGTTGACCACTTGGTTGAGCCACTGTTGTCATTTGTATGAAAAAATCTTGTGCGGTAAATTTAGGAACATTGAATTTAACTGTGCCAGAATCTGCGCCGTTGTTTTTCACACCAAACACAGATCGTGTGCTAAATGTTGGCACCGCCGGATCAACTCCGTCAACACCTGGATCGCGCTGTATCCAGAATTTAATTCCGGGTTGGTCAACAACAAATTCATACGATCCACCACGAGCCAATGTCAACTGCGGATTTTCGTATGATCCAACTCCGCTAAATGTGTATCCATTCACTGCGGTATTTCTGGTCACTGTGAACTTGGCTTCCAACGGAACCTGATTAGAATGTATGTTTACTGCGTCGGGTCCGTTGGGCAACCAGTAGTAATCGCCATAGTTTATAAATTTGTCGTAATCAAATTTGCCATCGTAATTGTAAATTTCTTCTTGAAATAATCGTTGATGGTTGTTGGCAAATCCATAGTTGCTTTTTATTGTGTTTAATGTGTCAATGTAGTCGGCAGTGAATAAGATTTTTTTATCATCATTGTCAACCACTACCGTTGATTCCAATTGATAATTTTTACGCAGGGCATTGGTTTCAGGTACGTAGTTGTCGCCTAATTTATAGGTTGGCGCAAATGTGCGACCAATGTAGCCATTCAGTGGACCAATGACTCCGTCTTGTACCAATTGGTCAAGGGTTGCACCTGTAAACCTTTGATTGGTTACGGTTCTGAATACTTCAGGTAAAAAATTCTGTGTATTAATTAATGCCATTATGCTCCGCCAATTATTGAATTACCAAGATTTAAACTGGCCGCTGTCACGGCACTTATAATGTCCACTGTGTCCACTGTGGCTGCGCTGGTGATAATTTCCCATGGCTCTGCATTGATTTGGAAATAATTACCAAATGCTTCAGCTTTGTCTGCAGGCACAATCAATACGCTGCTGATATTTGGCGCCAAGGTACTGTGCAAGTAAGCTGCCAATTCTGAAAAATAGAATGTATCGCCAAAGCTCCAATTGGTGATGTCAAAGTATGTGTTGATAGCAGCAACAACCTGACTTTTAATTTCGTTATCAGTAACGTTGGCTGTGGTATTTTTTACTACCTGAAAGCGAGCCTGCAATTTCTTTTCTGCTTTGTTACCAAACAACGGTTTAAATCTTGCTGGATTATAAATCAAACTGTCGCTCATGGCTTTAAATTGTTCTAAGTTGCTGTAGGCCAATTCCAAGCTGGTTGATGTTGGTAAACTGGGTTCTGTGATTACCCCTGTTAGGTCTCTTAACCAATTGATGTAATTGTTAGAATATTCTGCAGTCAGTATATAAAGATCAATCACGTTGATCGGTGTTGGATCAACTCGATTGCGACTTGGTGCATTGTGAGTGTACTGGAAATACAAATCATTTCTTGATGTTGTGTTAGCTGCCACTGACTTGAACAGATCAGGGTTGCTGGGAACATTTTCCATTTGCGTTTCAGGAATTTTAACTTTTATCACATTGTTGTTTACGTATCCATCGGACTCGACAATAGTGTCATAGATTTGCCAAACAATGTCGTTGTCCATCATGCTGTTGGCGTCAGGTTTCCGATTAATTTTTAAAATTTTAACTTTGTCATTGACGTTTGTGCCGGTTGCACTACTGTATACTTTTGACAAAGGATCATAATAAAATTTAGTATGGCCTGCACTGGAAAACTTATAGGTCAGTGTTTTGTGGCTTACGTCGTAAAGACCCTGATTATAAGTAAACTTCAATAACCAATCGTCAGTATTTCCAATTTGAGTGGGCGATATATTTTCCCAGGCCTGTGTTGTTTGATTGAATCGTAAACCAAAGTTTACGTGTGCCTGTGCCTGTGTTACCATGGTAGCTACCAAGCTGTTGCTAAAATCATTTTTGTAGGCAGGTTTAATACTGCCGCGATCCAGTACTGCACCAGTTGGTACTACAGTGGCTAATTTTACTAGATTTGGAGTTTTAAGATCTGTGGAAGGAACCACACTGGAAACAGCCGCATATATGTGTGTGGTATCAGTTGACAATGATGCATTGCCCAGGCGCAACGAATGATCTGCAGCAAAGTGATATCCTGCAGGTGCTGCAAATCGCAACAATGTTCCGGAGTTTATATATTGTAAATTTCCTTGCGTACTTGAACCAACTGCCTGTGTTAGATTGCCCAAGATTATATTTCCCGAACTGCTTGCTGTGCTGGTAGCAGTCTGCGCAAAGGTCAATCCGGTAACTGATGATATTGCTGTGTTTGACACGTTGGCCCATACGTTAGCAAACACGTTGGCCTTGACTTGGTAATTTTGATTGTTGTAGCTTACGATTGTGTTGGAAGCAAATACAGTATTGGCACGCCACGGAGTTGTGGTAACTGCATCTATAGATGGATAATTTGCATAATAATAGTTACGCATTTCAACGCTGTTGATCAAGGGAATCACATTGTTATAAATGGTATTATAGATATCGTTGCTGGTTAAAAAATCATACGTGTTTGAAACTGTGGTAGTATTGCTGGTAAGTATTCCGTCATCACCAAAAATGTTTGTGCTTGAGTAACTGCCAGTGGGATCAATGGCATCAAGATACAGACTCACGCCTGAGCTGGTACGGTTAACTGCTTTGACTTTTTGTATGCCAGTAAATGTGGTCAATGGAAATATATTATAGTCTTCGCCAGTGATCATGCGATTTTGTGTGTAGTACTGTTGGGGAGCCAAGGCTTTGATACTGGCTAGACTTTGTGCCGCAGTGGCGTTTGTTACTGTGAATTTTAAACTGGCTGTGAAAGTAAGAGTTTCAATTGAGTTACGAGCACTGATGTAAGGGAAAGCCACAGTGACCACGGACATATCGTCGGGTGTTATGCTGTAGGCCGCACCATTGCATTCACGATAATAAAATTTAAAAAGACCTTGTGGAGTATTTGAAAAACTACCATCACCAAATACTAGATTGACCTGATCGTTATTGAGTGTGTTGATTTGATAAAGATTTTTATCGTTCTGGTGATTGTAAATCACGTTTACACCAGCCAATGCTGGCACCTGTTGCCATAGTTTGTTGGGACTTTGATCAGTGTTTAAACTGTATAGCCAAGCATCGGTGTTGTTGACATTGGTGCCGGGAATACTTACATAGTTGTTTGGAATACTGTTTTTTATATTGAACGTGGTGGCATTCAAAGTGCCTTGTTTGAAATACAAAAAGAATCCAGTATTGTTACTGCCATTGCCGTTGTTGTCGCTGCGATACAAGATGTTGAATCGGCCTCTGACCGTTGGATCAACTTCGTACACATAAGTTTCGCCAACTGTGGTTGCACTGACCGCTTCAAATGCAACTGTTTTTCCGTTGACTGTGCTGCTAAATTGTGCCACTGGCAAGGTATTTGTGTTGATGCCAATGGAATATTCTTGTGTTTCTATGCCGTTGATGGTTTGTGTATTACCAGGTTTACCAATGACCTGGTTGGTTATCAAGGCCGCATTTACTATGGCAGTGAATTGCTCTTGCCAGCTGTCGTTTGTGGTGTCATTCCACAATATTGTGGCATTGCTTAAATCTTGACCTGAGCTGTCTACAATTGACTCAGTGGTACTGACACTTTCAATTTTTAATAGACCACTGGCGCTGTTGGCACGGCGTGGGTTGTAACTGAGCATACGAGCCAGTTTGAGAATACTGTCTCTGCGTTGTGCTGTATCAATGAAGTTTTCTCTGGCATTTAGGTCAACACGGAAACTGAGACTTTGTCCCAAGAATGCAATCATGTCAATCAGGGCTAGATATTCTGAACTTTCTAAGAAATCGTTAAAAGTCTCTGGATAATAAATTTTAAGGTAATTTATCATCGAACTGCGTAGAGTTTCAAAGTCGTAGCTGGTAAAATCTGCGTTGGTAAAAGTCTGATAAATTTTAGTCCAATCTTGTTGGACTAGCAGATTTGATTGACGTGTTGTTTGTGCCATATTGTATAGTTGCCCTGTATTCAATATTTATCAGGGAGTATTATATGGTCAGTTAATTAGTGGTGGTTAGGGTATTTGCTGCTCTATCAAAATTCAACGTGATTTGTTCGCGTTGATCTGTGGGTATGTAGCTCAAGGTCAATTGTACCAAAAACCCGTTGTCCTGCTGTGTTACTGCTACCTGTCCCACTGCCAATCTAGGATCGTATGTGACTATACGTGTGACGTCGCTGGTAATTACCTGTTGCACATCTTCAGTCAATGGTTCAAACAACATATCCCAGATGATGGTGCCAAAATTTGGTTGCATCAGCTTTTCGCCTTTGCGTATATGAAAATAATTCAAAAGATCACGCTTGGCCAACTCGTAGTCAGTTAGACTGTATTTTTTAGGGTTGCCGTTTGTGCTGAATCCGCGATATGTAATCATAATAGTATTTATTGGCCTAAAACTGTGATGGCATACCGCCCGCTGTTAAAATATTCTACGCCTGCACCTGTGTTGGTGTATCGCCAGATTTTTGCTGAATCAACCCCCAATGCCCAGGCCACATAAATCATACCAGCCACAACGTCTGCTGAATCTTCAGCCACAACAGCATCTATTACGCCAAGTTTGTGGTCTAAATCCAATATAAATTGATAGGCCAAGTGTTCTTGTGTTGCTACACCAGTTAAAAATCCATTTAGGCTTGTGACATCGTATAGATAATTTGCATAAGAATTTGTATTGTTTTGAATTGCAACCTGTTGCCAACAATGGCGATAGTTTACACAATCTGTACCGTAGGCTGTGTTTGACCCTGCAGCCAATAGGCCGTATTGTTCCAGCACCGTGGTTTCAAATTGATATCTGCCCAATTTGTTATTGTTGCCAATTAGGCTGTAATTCCACCCGCTTTGATCGTAGGATATTTGTGCCAGTAGATTGCGTATTTGTGTGGATGTCAGTGCGTTGGCACCGGCCCAACTGGGAGGCGCAAGTGGTGCGTCTGCACGACCCAACCACGACGTGGGCAAAGGATTTGCAACAGCAGTCTGAGCGGCAGCAATTATTCCAGCATCCATTATTTTGGTCTCTTTCCTGCTGTGCCCCAAGGCTCGTGTGTGGGTGCCACTGTGCAAATAGATTCAAAGCTGTCACCTGCCGTCCACATACCACCAGCAAGTGCCACATCAGTAAATGATTTTGTTGTTGGCGCTGTTGGCGCTGTTGGGGGACTACCGCCACCATTGTTTAAATTCACTTTATCACCGTTGAGCGATATTGCGCCGCCGGCTGTTGCGCTAAAGGTAGCAGCAGCACTGAATGCACCAGTGCTCATTGAGTGCAATGTCATTGCCCCAACAGATTTTAAAGACATACTTGACATTGAACTTAAATTTATCTTGCCATCTGTATCCAATGTGATGCCTTTACCGCTGGCACTGATATGAACACTTTCGCCCTGTATGTTTACTCGTTTATCACTGTGTAAATTCAATGTGCCTTTGCTGCGTACATTGAATCCACCGTCGGCATAGACGTTGATCTGTCCATTGTTGCTGAATTCCAACCATTGGTGACCAGATGCACTGGCAATATACAGTACCTGTTCTGTGTCATTCATCAAGATTTGATGACCACCTGAACTGCGTAGTCGTATCAACTGGTCAGTGCCTTCTTTGTTAATTGTATCGCCAGCAGCTCCGTCGTCCATGACAAAACTATGACCACCTTTGCGATATATAACTTCTTGTTTTTTGCCAGGAACCTGATCAGTTGCTGTGGCTTTGCGCCCTGGGGTGCTGATACCATATACGTTGCTAGGTGCTTCACGTAAACTGCTTGAGCTGATAGCACCGCGTATAGGATCTCTATCAAGACCTTGATTGAGCAACACAGAAGTTTGCAATTCGTGTGGATAGCGTGTTGTGCTGACCAATGCATCTTTGGTAAATGCTTTTGGATCTGTGGTGCTGTATTCTACCACTGGAGATAATTTGGTAACTTTACTGCCTAGGGTAGTTGATGCACCAGTTTTTTCGCCAATGGCGCGACCCAAAGCCGGAACCATATGGTGACTG